CAATAGTTCATGTCTAATAGCACCAGAATAAGTGTCTGGCAACTGTAACCATTGCAGAAACCCTTCCTCGCGGTTGATGTCCCGCCAATTCGGGATTTTACCGTCGAGTTGGTCCAGCATCTGCTGCCGCGCATCCTGCGCAATCTTGCCGCCGACGCCTTCCAACTGCCCCTCTAGTTGGGCAATCTTGGCCTCATACTTCTTGATGATCGGCAGCAGCTCTTCCTTGGCCTTCTTACCGACGACCTTCAGAAACTCTGGACCGTAATCATTCTCTTCTTCGGGTGTAATCAGGCGCTCAATGGCGGCTTCAGCCTCATCCGAAGCCGGAGCCTTGGACGTTGCCTGCATCGTGGAAATGACATTCTGAAGGCTGGCGACCTGCTCCGACAGCGCGCGAAGCTGCTCGCTGGCGCGGTCGTAGCGCCCCTTCATGGACTTGTATCGGTGTTCCCAGGACTGGTCGTCTTCCGACTTGGCTTCCGGGGTACTTTCAAAAGTAACACCGCTTTCGGCCTCTTCCTTTCGGCCTTCGGTGTTCTCTTCCGTGGTCCCAGTGGCGGCTTCTTCCTGCTTCGTTTCCTGGTCCCCATCCGTGTTACCTGCTTCAGCAGCTTCCTGCTGGTAGTACTGATCCGCCTTCATGCCAGCGGCCTTTACGGCAGCCGGGATCTTCACATTGTCATCAACCTGCTGGGTGACGCTCATAAGTTACTTCTTTCGCTCGATCTGGTCGGCAGTCTTCAGGCAGTCGCGCAGCACCTTTTGGAGCGCGACCATGGACTGGGCGCGGCCTTGGTTCTGGGCAAGTGCCTCGATTGGCGACGAGATACAGTTGGAAATTTGGATGTTGGTATAGGCTTCGAGCGCTCCCAAGAACTCATTCCAGTTCTCAGGAGCGCTCCTCGCGAGCTTTGCACTTGCGATGATTAGTTCGCGGTCGTTCATCGACCACCGAACATCCGCATCAGCCCCATCTGGGCAACGCCCGAGGCATCAGCGGGGGTCTTCTTGGCGTAGTTGTTGACGGAGCGATAGTAGGGATCGCCCTTCACAATCTGCGCCAGCGCATGGCGGCTCGGAAGAACTTCCGAGCTCACCGATTTGGCGGGCTTCTTAGCCATCTGGGCCTCCTTAGCGCGGACGCGCCGGAGAAGCAGAGCCCTTACCGGCCATCTTGCCCTTGCCACCGCCCGCTGCGAACTTGCCGCCCGAAGCGCCGGTAGCAGGGGAAGTCGTACCAGGCTGCTGGTTTGCGACTTTCTTGCCGGTCATCTTGCCCGAAGGACCACCCTTCGGAAAGTCGATGGACGGGCCTTTGCCCGACTTCTTCATAGCCATGTGTGTTACTCCTTTACCTTGGCCAAGGTGTTATCAGCAGCCACACTTTGGCTTGCCGACTTTCCCGCCTTTCGAAAATGCCGGTGCTTTCGGATATTTCGTGGCGGAAACTTTTGACTTGGGGAACAGGCGCTTCAGGTCGTTAGGCGACCCGCCAGCGTTCTGTCCCTTGCCGCGAAGCTGGCTGACCTTCGGAGCAGCAACTTCACCACCCTTAATCGCGACAGGGCGGGGAGCTTTTGTGGAGACTTTCGTAAACTTGATGGCCATCAGTTGCCCCCTGCGATGGATGTGCGCGGACCCATGTCCCGCGTGACGTTTCCACCCATTGGAGCCTGGCCACCCTGTGCCTGAGCACCGGCCTGAGCCATGGCCTGCATCTGCGTGGCCTGCATCTGCTTCTCGATGTCGTCTTCGGACGGCACGACGGGCTGGCCATCCAGTCCGATGGTGGAAGCGACCGAACGCAGCACGGCTGCGCGACCCTTCGGACCCATGAGCTGGCTGTCGATGGGGTTGGCCGTGATCTGCAGGAACTCGAGCTGGCGAGACCGCTGGGTCTCTTTCTGGACCGCGACGTTGACGCCGAGGACGCGCACGACTTCGTCGCCAGACAGCATCCCCGTCTGGTCGGTCAGCAGGATCATGTCCAGGAGCTGCCTCAGAAGCGGATCGAGGACGTCCCGGTCGATGTTCGCTGCAACGGTCTGGAGAACCTTGCTGGCGTTACCCATAAGCATCGCCAGACCGGAGGCTGTGCGCCCCGCACCACCTGCACCCGCGCCAGAGAGGTAACGCGGGATTGCCGAGATCTCATCGGCGATCTCTGAGAACTTCTGGTAGACACCAAGCAGCTCCGATGCGTTCGAGTTCGGCTGGAAGAAGTCGATTGGCTTGGCGGCGTTGTTGCCCATCGGGTCGGTCTGGATGTGCCAGCGCTTCCACGGATAGAGCTCTTCGCCGTCCTCGTCGGGAGCCAGGCGGTCATCGTTGACCACCACCTGCGGGCCGGACGAGATCGAGAGGTTGTTGACGAGCGCACGCAGCGAGGCGTTACACACGTCCTGGATGTCGTTGAGGATGTCGGGCAGGCCGTTGCCGACCACCGTGCCTGGCACCTTCTCGAACGACGTCACGAAATAGGGGTGCCGCTTGCGCGGGCTGGGGCTCAACTGAACCTTGATGACGTGGCGACCCACGAGCCACGCCTGAACGAAGTAGTCCCGCATCTCGTCGGGCACCTGCTCCTCGTCCATGCCAAACTCACGGAGCATCCGACCCTGGACGTTCCCATGGAACTCCAGCATCGAGAGCATCCCGGACTGGTTGACGTGGGGGTTCTCGCGGCTCTCGTTGACCGCCCGCTCCGTGTCGGAGGCATCCCAGTCTTCGTTCAAGCCACCACGGCCATACTCGTCGAGCACGGCGCGTATGGCGTCATGGTTGTAGCCAGGCAGATCGAGGAGATCGTTCAGGTCCGCGCGTGTGATGCGCGAACGCTCGATGACCGCTGCATCCTCGATGTCTGAGACGCCAGGCGTCCACCAGATGTCGAACGGCGAGGTGCGCGACCACATCAGGCGCGGCTTCTGCTCGATTGTCGGCTGACCCTGAACCCAGGTCACTGTCGGAACGATCTTGACGAACGGACCTTTGAGGACGGCAAACGGGAACAACGGCAGGTCGGTGAGGAACTCGGCGAGTGACTTGTAGAAGCCGCCCTCGATGAGGATCTCATCGACCTTGTTTGCCGCGTTGATCGTGCGCTCTTTGGCGCGCTTTTTGGCCGCTTCGCGCGCAGCCTCAACGAGCTGCGTCGTGCGGTCGCGAACCATGTCGAGATCGGGCTGCTGCCCGGCCTGGGATAGCGTCTGCAGCTCGGACTGGATGAGCTGCTGGACCGACTGCATCACGCTCTCCGGGATCTCCGGGTCAGGCGTCGGGTCAAGGCCCCAGGGGCGATCAGGCGCAAGATAGACATCGCGCAGGAGCGACGACGCGCCCCGGCACTTCATCGCGACGATGCGCGCGTAGACCTCAGAGCCGCCGAACTTCTTGATCTCGGCGAGCTGGGTCGGGTCGTAAATTCCGTTGAAAACGCGCAAGGCGCGCAGAAGGCGTTCCGTCCAACCGGCGTTACCGGTGTTGCGGTGCCGCTTCATCATGTCGAACTCGGCACGAATGTGCTGCGCGAGGTTCGACATCGCGGGCTCGTCACCTGCCTGAATAGCAGCGCGTTCCTCGTCAGCCGCCTTGTTCGCGGCCTCTAACTTTGCCAGAGGCACGACCCGCAGGACGCCCTGTCCAATAAGTTCAGCCATGAAACGATCCT